AGGAAGTATGAGAGATATTAAGCACCTATAGTGCGAAGGAAAGAGATTCTAGGTCTACTTTCTTAATTTAAATAACCCTTATGGGTATGGAGAATGAAATGAATCGCTACGAAATCAAAGCCGATAATCGCTGCCTATTTGTTCATGATAATACCGCGTCAATGGATCTTGACCTGGATCAGATCGTTGCCTTGCTGCATGACAGAGATAAGAAAGTAAAGCAGCTTGCAAAAATGGTTGAGTATATCTTGACTGTAAAAGACCACAATAAATTCTTTGATAAAATACCTCAAGCAAAGAAGCGCTCGAAATTGCTAGACGAAAGCACCAAAGCGATTCTATCAATCTTAAAATAGTAGCTGCCTGGCATCTTCTAAGAGATAATTATTCTCATGAAGATGCCAGAATCAGTTACACTCTATGGAAAAATTATAACTATCAAGCGATTAGATCTAAGGTCCGAACGGGCTGTAGGTAAAACTGATGGTGATACGATATGGATCTGCACCTATTGTCCAAAGAAGTTACTCAAGATTACATTGATCCATGAACTCGGGCATTGTTTATTCTCACGTCTAGGGCTGCATAACTGCTCGATCCCTCACGACCTGGAAGAGATAATTGTGGACGGCTTTGCAGTAATGATTGATGAACTCTTTTTCTTGCGCTGGCGTTAAAGGGTGGGGAGTATCAGAAAAATATTTTTGGAATATTTTCACCAAGAAGCAAAAGTCATTCGGCTTGTTGCCCTAACAAATACAGACAGAAATCGAACGAACTTATCGAACTTCTTGTAACTAATTAAATTGACAATGAACAAAATTCTTATCCAGGTAAGGAATAACCACTGGGAAGTATTGCCTACATAACTGTATAAATATATCAGCATTCCCCAGGGGGATAATAATATCTACTGCCATGCCTTTAGTATGTTTAGAGATAGGATTTAAAACGCCCCCTACGTCGATATTGTGACGAATGCAGCGATAAGCTGATGTGATTATCAAAGCAATACCCAGAACGTCACGTAGTCGATTTAAAGCAATAAGGACTCTAAAGTCTATAGGTGTATGGGTACAGTCATCATAGCTGCATTTACAGTCAAATTCATTCAGTCTAAAATGAGAAATTAAAGGGGCGTTTTGCCCCTTTGTAAAGATAAGTTGTTTTGAATTGATAGCGTTTGGAAGTGTTGTATTATTCATTCAGTAAGTCTCTAATACCTTTTAACAGATCGTCAATGTAAAGATCTTTTTTATCATAGCTCTGAATCAATTTTTCCAGGGCGCGTAGTCTCATATTTTCAAATATGCTTTTTGTTCCAAGCTCATTTACATTTATATATAATTTTTCAGTCATTAAATCAATTTCTTTAGTCACCTTTTTAATTTCTGTTTTACTAGCGCGGTCCTTATCATTGCAAATATTATTAATTTTATTTGCATTATGACTTATTTCCATAGCTAATTTTTTTATATTATTCACGCTCATTATATCCCCCTGGATTAAGCCGCTAGTGCGGCTTTTTTGTTAACTGTTTCGATAATATCAAGTAAATAATCGACGGCTTTTTGAGCCTTCGAAGCTGCCATGTATGCCATATCTTTGTTAGACTTCAAAACTTTCGCCCAACCTTGGCAGTATGCTTTGCTGTTTTCTAAAGTCTTAGCACTTGGGATTCCATAATAACTGCAAAGCATAGCGGCACCCATTTCAGCAACTAACTCCTCGAAGCTGTATTCATGCTTATCAGTATGAAATTTTTGTTCTTCCTTATATGAGTCAAACCGTCCAGTCCTTTTTGCGTGACCAGTCATATGTATCAATTCATGAAAGAAAGTTGAATAATACTCGGCGGCTGTTGTAAAATTTTTCTTTTCGGGCATTGATACATAATCACGTCCAGGCGCATAGTGAGGCGTAGTGTTTTTAATTTGCAATAAAAGCTCTTTTGCATCTACTAGGCTATTGATCTCTGATTTAATTCTTTCTTCATTCTCGATAGGATCGTGTTGGAAGTCTGAAGGATCTAATACTGCATTTAAAATAGAGTTATCAGCTAAACATTCAACAGGAAATACATTATAATATTTTACTAAAAAGCTCATACGCTCTTTTAATTCAATTTCACCTTTATTATCTGTAACCTCTTTAGTGTAAATCATTGGCTTCATAAAGGTTACTGGCAAAGACTTAGATCCTTTAAGTATATGAGTGTTCAATTCTTTCGCCTGGGCATAGGTAACGTATGCGTTTAATTCACTAGCGCTAGCGTGACCCATATCATGCAACATTGATAGAATGAAAAAATTTGCGCCTCTATAATTACGCCCAGTCACCGCATTGCGTGGAGTATTTACCACATAAGGCTTATTCCAAGGGATTCTATCGCATTCTAATGACTCTATAATACTATCAGCAATTTCAGCAAATTTAGCAGTTTGTAACTCTCTTTGTGAGATCTTCATTTTAGTTTTCTTGTAGGGTTTTTTACTCATTGTCTAGTCCTTTGTTAAAAACGCTTTGTTGCGTTGTGTTAATGTTACTATACTTATCGAACGCCCACAAGAAAACTTTAACGCATAGATCAAAAAAAGCCCCAAACCACTAAAAAATCAGTGACTTGGGGCGTTAAATACTTATAAATTTCTTGACTTATTGAGGTATTTCTTCCCATACCTGGGACCATTCAAGCGAGCCCCAGGCGGTCCCAGGCTCATGTTTGATGTTTGATAGGTATGATTCAATTTCAAGTGCTGCTTTAAGATCTTTTAATAAATTTTCCATTATTGTCCTTTTGCTATGATTAAAGTTTCTTCTTCGCACTCTTCTAGCATTCCATTTAGTTCTATAGTCGTGACTTCCCCTAAGTGTTGAAGTTCAACTTCATAGTGACATATCTCCAGAGCGGTAACGCCATCTTGTGCCTGGGCATTCATGCTGCATAGAAATAGAAAGAGTAAAAAGATATTTGCCGCGATTGTTTTTAACATAATTCCCCCATGAAATTTAAATAATCATTCATTATATCGACGTTGCTGCTATTATCCTGATCACTTGAATCTATGCAAGCTAATAAAAGCGTAATTTCATCTTCATTTAAAATTGTGTTGCTCATTACTTTAGTAGTCTTTGCCATTGTTTAGTCCTTTGCCTTCCCAGGCGATTAATTACTTGTTAGCTAATTTAAAAATATTTTGTCCTATTGCCTTGCTGCGTTGCGCTTGGGCGTCCCTTGTGCTCATATCTAATAATAGTATAGTAAAGCTGATTATCATGAATGCTGCTATTGTCTTTTTCATTGTCTAGTCCTTGTTGCGTTGCGTTGTTCTTAATTAATGTACTCCCTTTATCGAACGAACACAAGAAAACTTTAACACTATTCGCTATTATAATGCGTATTGTCAATGAATCCAGGAGTTTAGGCATTAAAAAAGCCGCATTGTAGCGGCTCCAGGTAGGGTAAATTTAGGGTAAACTATTCTTCAAAGTAGCCAATTTGTTCCACCAGATCTTCATAGCTATAATAATTCACCACTTTTTTATAGTAAGGTAGTCTTACACTATCATCTTCATAATCAATGTCTTCACCCAACTGTGGATTATCCATGTAAAGGTTTAATAATTTTTCGCGTAAATGTTTTTTTAATGTCTTCTTTACTGTCGTGGTCATTGTCTAGTCCTTTTGTAGTGGTTAGTTATTATAGTGTTGCAGCGCGTGTCTATGCAGCTATCAAACCTTTCTGTATTAGTGCGTAGGCTGTCGATTTAGTACAACCCATAATGTCAGCTATCTGTTGATACGAATGCCCTTCAAAGCGTAGTTTCATAGCTGCTTGGATGTCATACTGTTGAGGAGCGCCTAAAACCTTCCCTTCACTCTTTACCCTTTCAAGCCCAGCCTTGGTACGCTCTCGTATTAGATCTCTTTCAAACTCACTAAGTGAAGCCATAATACTGAAAATCATTTTTCCCATTGGACTCGACGTGTCTACGCTTTCAGTAATAGAAACAAAATCAATGTCTAGCAGCTTGAATGTCTCAAGTCCTTTAATCAATTGCATCGTGGACCTGGCGAATCGTGAGAACGAATAGACTATAACTCTATCGTGTTGACCAGCTTGGCAGCATTGCAGCATTGCATCTAAACCAGGGCGTGAAGCCTTGGCGCCTGACTGTCCTTTATCCTCATAAATAACATAATCGCGTATCACTAGATCTTGTCTATCCATGTATTGCTTGATTTTAGCAAGCTGCGTTGCCGTCCCACCTTCTTGCTGGTTTGTTGAGGTTCTTAAATAAATAGCTGTTGTTTTCCTTGTTTGATTCATTGCATTGTCCTTTCTTACAGTGGTTAAAATGAGTATGACGGTTAAATTCTTTTTTATGCCTTATCGTCATGTTTTTAGTGTTATGCGCGTTGTGTTGTCGTGTTGCTCAGTGTTAATGACTCAATGTATTATCGGTTAAGGGTGTTCGATAATCAAGTGATATTATGCGTTATTGTTGATTATATGCGTTAATGTCTATGATTACAGATGTTTAGCTGCATGACTGTTATGACTATTTGCAATTTTAACCGTCATGCTCTAAGTGGTTGATATTGTTATGTTAATGACTGTAATGACTATTATGACTATATTTATTAAAAGTATTATATATAGTAACCTTATGACGCATAGCAAATAACGATAACAACAGAAAACCCTAGAAACTTTCAGAAAGTAACCGTCATCCGTCATTGCCGTCATTCTCGCTGCGTTAATCCTTTATTTCTTACATCTGATAAGCCTTGATACCTGGGTGCATTGTTGCAATGTGGGGTGGAAGTGGATACTTTTTGTTGGTCCTGGCATTGCGTGGCTTGTTGCCCCTTGATTCGCTGCCGTCGTGGTCCTGTATCTATTGAGTATGCTAGTGATTTCAATAGGTTACTCAGTTCGGTAAACGATAGTCAGTCGAACGGTAAGCGTAAGTCATTGATTTTGCTGGGTATGGGGTGTAACCTTCTTATATGCTATGGGTGCACCCCCAAAGTAGCGCGTCAGTTAGATAGTTACTCGTGCTCGTCCTGTTCGCGACAATAAAAACAAATAGGTAATTGACGCAACTCAGCATTACTTTTTATTCTACTGGAGTTACATTATAGGGATGGACGATAAAGAAGTGATCGCAGTTAAAGCCGAAAATATTTATTACACCAAAAATCCTAACAGTGGTCTTCTTGAAGCCAGGGATCTCATAACAAATGAAGTTGTTGCTTTCCAGGAAACGCTGGATGATTTCGCTCTTGCAAAAACAGCAATGATCCAAATAGAATTACCAGATGGCAGCAAGGTCCTCATGCAGCGTGGCATATCAAGAACAAAGGTTTTAGAATCTTTAAAATCCAAGCAGCGCTACGACTTTTCTCAAACGGTTTCAGAAATAATAGTAGAACAGATGCTTGGAGGAAAAACTCTAACATCAATTTGTAGTCAAGCTGGATATCCTTCTTATGCTCAGATCTGTCGCTGGAGAAATGAGAATAAAGAGTTTGCTAAAGCAATTGAAAATGCTAGACAATTTAGAGCCGAATACTTTCATGATAAATTAATTGAAGAACATGAAGATATTGGTGATGTTTTAGAGAAAGAAGAAGTGGCAGCTAAAACTTTAAAGATAGCAAATTTAAAATGGTTGACAGAGAGAAATGATACTGGACGATATGGTGGAAAACAGAAAGAAGCCGTTGCTGCTACAGGTGGCGGAACGATTAAAATAGTTGTCAATACAGGAATTACTAGGGATACTAATAATAACGATATAATAGAAATCACGAACGAGGATTAGTCTATGAGTTTTTCATACAAAGAGCAGCCAGTATCAGGCACAGGTACAGCAACAGGAACTCTTACAGCAATCGGTGAAAAAGAGTTAAATGGTCAGTTGATAATCAGAGCTGCTAGTGGTGGTGATGGTATTTTTATTTGTAGTGCTACAGATACTACAGGGCTTTTGCTAAATGCTGGTGAAAGTGTATCTCTTATGATTGATTCACTATCTAAAGTTAGGGTTAAAAGATCTGGTGCAGTAGATGTTGCATACACTTATTGGGCTTCTTAAATGTCAATTAAAAATTTTATACAGCAATTTGCTAATAATATTTCTAGCAACAATAATAAAATATCCTTACTCAATACTTTTACATGGGACCCTTCTTTACTTGGTGGAGATCTAGTAGCTCATTGGAAGTCTGATTCTGGTGTTGCTTTAAGTGGAACTAATGTTACAACGTGGACAGATCAAGTAAACTCTATTGTTGCTACGCCTACAAATTCTCCTATATTTACAGAAACTAATATTGCAGTAAAAGATCAAGCAACTATTGATATGGGAACTAATTTATCATATTTTTCTGTACCTGATTCTTTAATAAATTCTTTTGATGGAGAATCTCAAGCTACAGCTCTTGTGCTATTTAGAAGAAAAAATTCAGCTAGTGAAGATCCTTTATTTGAATTAACTGTTTCTGGAACTAGTGTTAAATTATTTGCAACCTTAGAAGGAAATGGAACCAGTGTTGTTAGTGCTAGATCTAATAGTGGCGATGGTGAACAACTAGTAACAGGAACTTTTACATCAACTGATTGGGCTGTATTGGAACTCAGTGTTGATCTTTCAATTGGCAATGTTTCTTCTTATGTTAATAATGAAGTAACAGGCACAAACGGTTCGGCAACTTTTGGTTCGTCCACTTTTAGTACGAGTGCAGGTGCTCGTCACAATTTAATGGCTTCGGTTTCGGGCTCTGGTGATACTCCAGGAGATTTTGAAGTTGCGGAAATTTTGTTTATCAAAAAGACATTAACACAATTAGAAAGAGATTACATGGCTTTCTATTTTAATAATAAGTATGGTTTATCTATGCCTTATTTAGAAGCTGATCTTGGTGGTGGTGCTGATCCTGACCCTGATCCTTACCCTGGACTAGATCCTAGTTTCCTACCTTCTGATATACCAAACTTAACTCTATGGCTTGATGGTAGCGATGATTCCAATATCACAGAAAGTAGTGGAGATATTACAGCTTGGATTGATAAATCACCTAATGCTTTTGTTGGTGATATTTCTCCAGTACCTCCGACTAGAACGGCAGTAAAATATAATGGTTTAAAGACTGTACATTTTAATGGAGAACAATCTCTTGAGTCTCTTGCAAACTGGATTCACTACAGGGATGATTTAAGTAAAGCTCTTAATGGTCAACCAGGTTTAAGTTTATTTATTGTTTTTAATCCTATCGCTTATCCAGGTGTAGAGCAGACAATTTTTGATACCTGGTTATCTACATCATCAACTAAATATAGATTTTATACTCATAATACTTTTGCTGCTTACTCTTTTATGGTTGATTCTTTTGATAGTTCTGGATCAAGAAAAATTCAAGAATATGGAACTATGAGAGAGAATGAATTACAGTTATGGGAAAGTATAGTTGATCTTCCAGGTAGAACTATAACTATGAAAGAAGAAGGTGTTGTGCCTACTCTATCTGTTAATGAAGTTAACTTTACCAAAGATGTTTGGGATGTTGGTGATGGTTACTCAACTGGAGCTGGAACAGGTCGTAATGATAGTATTGGAGCTGAATCTAATTCTGACAACACAGGTGGCGATGATCCTTTCTACGGTGATATAGCTGAAATTGTATTTTTTAATAGAAACGTAACAACATTAGAAGCAAATAATATGAGGAACTTCTTAGCAAATAAATGGGGAATAACCCTACCATAAAACAAGGACTAGATAATGAATACTGATGATCTCAATGAAGGTGAAGTTAATTTATTCCATACTCCCGAGCGAGCGCAAGATGCTCTTTTTGAAGATGGATATTTACAAGACTCTTTTCTTTACTGCAATACCAATGGAAAACTAGACAGCACAGGAATAAAACTTCAAAGCTCTTATGTAGATACAAGAGAAGTTCAATTGCACTCTACAGAAACCAAAATGGATGCTTTTAGGAAAGTTCTCTTAGATTTTAAGCAGGGTAACTGTGTGGATCTTTTAGTTAAAGGCAACTTAACTTTTCTTAAGCCTAAGAATATTAGATCCGGAGCTTACTACACAGTCAGATTAACTCACTTTCAAGTTGCAGCAACGATCCAATTCGACAACGCTTTTTTGTTTCCTGGGGGTAACTTGCCACAATTATCACAACAGCCTGACAGCGTAGACATATTAAGTTTCTACAGTGATGGATCTTTCCTCTATGGCGCTTTGCTGAAAGACTTTAAGCCGTGTTCATAGGAAGTCGTGACAGCTATTGTGAGCGTGTTGATTTTATCCCGACAGATATATCGAAGCTTACCCTTTGGGCTTCACAGAACTCAAAATACAAAGCCTCAATAGGTAATGTGATTAATTACTCCAATGTAATTGATATGTATTACTATGGTGAAGCTGGTGGAGTTTTGATTGGATTAGTAGGAAAGCCTGATTACCAGGAAACTTTCAGAGTGGATCTTAGAAAGAATGTAGAGATCCTTTTTCGTAATAATGCTAAATGTCCGGTTTATAACTTTGAGTCTTTACAACCTTTTAAAAAAGAAGCAGCTTTATATCACATAGAAGTTGATATGAGGGCGCATAGCATCCTGGTTGAAATTGATGATGTGCCAGTGATATATGCTGATAGTCATAATTCTGGAGTAAGATTCTATAGGAATAATTTTCTATTCGATCATGTTGACTTCTCGTTTTTTAAAGATTGGACAAGTCGCGCTGGAGAATTTATTATATACAACAAGAAGTTAACAGTAGTCGAAGCTATGACTGTTGAAAAATATCTCAAAACTAAATGGAGTTTAAAGTATGAAAGAGAAAAGGATATTACTTGAAAATGGTGAATTTGCATTCTTCCCAAAGAAGCTCGAAGTTAAAGCTGTTATTGAGGGCAAGAAAGACGAGACTCCTATTGACGAGAACAAGAAGGATGAACCAGCAACAACTCCAGGCGTTGCCGCTTCCAAAAAGAAAAGGCATAATAAAATCGCTGAAAAGTCGAATGCTGATTTAAAGAAAGTCCAAGAGCTTAGAAAAGAATTAGATGGATAACGAAGTCCAGCAGCTCTCTACAGGGTACAATCCTAGACCGCACCAGGTTTATTTGCATAATAACTTTAAGCGATTTAATGTTGTGTGTGCGCATCGTAGATTTGGCAAAACGGTAACTGTAATAAATGAGCTGCTCGATAAAGCCTTGCAGAACGATCACCACAATCCACAGTATTTTTATATTGCTCCCACGTTTGGAGCAGCAAAAAGGATTGCCTGGGATTATCTAAAAGACTTTACAAAAATGCTTCCTGGTATGAAAACTAATGAAGCCGAATTGAGACTTGAGATCCCTAGACCTGATCGCGGTGATAAGATAAAAATTATTTTATTAGGTGCTGAAAATCCTAACGCTGTTCGTGGAGTATATGCCGACGGTGTTGTGATTGATGAATATGCAGAATGTGATCCAATTATTTGGTCACAAGTTATTCGTCCAGCGCTTTCAGACAGATTAGGATGGTGTATCTTTATTGGTACGCCTAAAGGACGAAATCACTTTTACGATATTTTCCATAAGACGCAAGGACTTGATGATTGGTTTCATGCAATGTTCAAAGCATCAGAGACTAAAATCATTCCCGAGTCTGAGCTTATGGCTGCTAGAAATACAATGAGTGAAGAAGAATTTGACCAGGAATATGAGGTTTCATTTACTGCTGCTCTCGTTGGATCTTATTATAATAAATACCTTGCTGCCTTGAATGAGAAAGGCAGACTTCACGCAGTTGTGCCGCATGAACCAGCGCTGCCCGTTTATACTGCATGGGATTTAGGTATCGGTGATGCTACGGCTATATGGTTCTATCAAAAGTTTATGAATGAAGTTAGACTTATAAAATACTATGAGAACAATGGTAAAGGATTAAGTCATTATGCTGAAATTGTTAAAAGTACTAAATGGGTTTTTGAAACACATTACCTACCTCATGATGCTGCTGCGAGGGATTTATCAAGCGGTGAAACTCGTCAAAAAACTATGGAGCAATTATTGGGCAAAGGTACGACGAAAATAGTTCCCAGACAAAACGTAGATGATGGGATTCACGCTGTCAGGATGCTATTACCTAAATGCGTCTTTGATGGTAAAGAAACGAAAGAAGGAATTGAGTGTTTACTTAACTATCAAAAAGCCTATGACTCCAAAAATAAGATCTTCAAAAATTCTCCTCTTCACGATTGGAGCTCTCACTGTGCTGACGCTTTTAGAGTATTGGCTATGGGTTATGAGGACCCAGCCAGAAAAGTAGCTAGATCAAATTTACCTAGACAAGCTGAATCAGCTTATAACGTATATGGAAGATAATTATGTGGTTAGAATATATTAAAGAGCGCCAAGGGCATGAAGTATCTGAAACTGAGAACGGTTTTATATCGTGGCATATTGAAAAATATGGTAAAGATAATGTTTTATCTTTGAATGATATTTATATTCGTCCTAAAGCTCGTGATGGTAAAGAACTCCAGGAACTTTATAATCTTGCCATAAAGCAAGGAAAAGCTAATAATTGTAAGTATATTCTAGCTTATGTTGAAGTTAATACAAAGGGTGCTGATAAAAGATTACTTATGCACATCTTTAAATTCAAATTCAAAGTTATAAAAGCTGAGAATGGTAAAATCACATTATTCAAGGAGTTAGTATAATGGGTGGAGCAATGAAGAAGATGTTTGGAATGGCTGGATCTAGTATGTCAAACAAACTTTCAGAGAAGTTCAAAGTTAATGAATTAACGCAAAATGAGTACGATAGCTTACTTCGTAAATCAGGTATTCAAGGTTCCGAAGGTGCTGAGACTAATAAACTCATGGAAAGTGAAAAATTAATAGGTCAAAATAGAAAAATTTTATTTGGAAAAAATACAGTTGATAATGAGAAATCAAAGACTCTTATTCAATCTATTATTAAGAGAGATCAACAATTAAGTCAAGCGAAACAATATGCTTTCGGGACTCAAACTGGTGCGAAAAGAGGATAATAAATGTTAACTGATAGAGCTGTTTGGATAATTCAAAATTATGATAAATTAAAATCCGAGCGTGGAACCTGGGAAAATCATTGGCAAGAAATCGCTGATTACGTTGTTCCTTCCAAAGATCAAGTAACAACTACTTCCGTTCCAGGAGAAAAGAAAAATACAGATCTTTTCGATTCAACTGGTATTCAATCAAATGAATTACTTGCATCAGCACTTCACTCTATGCTTACAAATCCAGCTATAAACTGGTTTGATATGATTACAGGTATTGAAGAACTTGACGATGATCATGACGTGAGAAGCTGGCTTCAAAGAGCTGTTATGAAAACTCACCAGGTTTTAAATGATTCTAATTTTCAAACTGAAATTCATGAGACATATTTAGAGCTCCCTAGCTTTGGAACCAATGTTTTATTCATTGAAGAAGATCAAAAAGATTATATTCGTTTTTCTTCTCGTCCTATTTCTGAAAGTGTTTTTGATGAAGACGAAAGAGGAACTGCAAATAGTTTATATCGTTGTTACACATATACAGGTGGGCAACTTTTAAGAAAGTTTGGAGAGAAAGCATTCCTAGAAGAAGATATTCAAAGATTTAAAGATGATCCTTATTGCAAACATGATTTAATCCACGCTATTATGCCTAATGATAAATTTAATCCCTTTAAAAAATCTTTTGGGAATAAACCTATTGCCAGTGTTTATGTTTTAAAAGATCAAAAAAGAATTATTAGAGAATCTGGTTATGATGAATTTCCAGCAGCAGTGCCAAGATGGACAAAACAAAGTTATGAAAAATATGGTAGATCTCCAGCGATGAAGTGCTTGCCAGAAATAAAACTTTTGAATGAAGTAAATCGTACAATGATTATTTCAGCTCAGAAACAAATTGATCCAGCTCTACAAGCTCCAGACGAAGGGATGGTGTTACCTCTAAGAACTTCTCCAGGATCTATAAACTATTACAGATCAGGGACTAAAGATAGAGTAGAACCTCTAGTAACTGGTGGGCGTGTTGATTTTGGTTATCAGTTTATTCAAAACTTAGAAACTAAAATTAAACAAGCATTTTTCATAGATCAATTACAACTTCGTGACGGTCCCCAAATGACAGCAACAGAAGTTATGCAAAGAACAGAAGAACAATTGAGAATGATGGGACCTATTTTAGGTAGACTTCATAATGAATTATTAAAGCCAATTATTGAAAGAACTTTCGGAATATTATTTAGACGTGGTTTAATGCCAGATCTTCCAGAAGCT